CTGATGAATAGTGAGAGAGGGGCTACATTGCCCCTCTTTTGTTACACCTCTGCACTCACCTTCGCTATCACATCATGAAGAAGCTTGAGCGTCAAAGGGAACAACTGATGAAAAGCTATGGTTTCACTTTGCACCGTCAATCGTCGCACATGATCTGGAAAGACCTAGCTGGGCGAATCGTGACAACTAGCAAGACTCCCTCTGATATCAATTCACTGCGACAGATTGAGCGTCAGTTGAAGCGTATGGGGGCAGTAGCTTAGGTCACGAACGAATAGCAAATGCCAGTCGTAATAGCAGCATTCGTGATAGGCAGTTGAAAGCTTTGGGGCGTTTGTTATATTTTGGGCGCCCTTAAATAAAAAAGCATCACTACCCTAACCTACAGAGGTGACAAAACGACCTAGCTTTATCAATCTCAAAAAAATTTCCCGGAGGTATTTCAAATGTTTGGATGGATTCACAAAAATGGCAAGAGTCGCCCTAATAAGAATAAAGCAAAAGGTGCTGGAAGAACGCAGGCACAAAAGAATGCAGCCCGAAAGCGCCGTAAGAAAAAGTGATACTGAAAAAAATTCCGGACAAATTTTCTACGCGCACAACCTTTTATGAAGAGATTACATACATTTGGATATGTTTTATAGAAACTTTAAGAATCGCCGTGGAAAACCGTATTGGAATTTTTGGAAGGTCGTCTTCGCGGGGTGGTTAATACGATATCCAAGGCAGGTTTTCACGATATTCGGAGTACCTCTGGGAATACTCATCGCGTACATATATAATGTGTTGAGCAGATAAGATATCTCTATGCAAGAAAATCAAGAAAGAATCTACCATATCTACGCAAAGGATAAGTGTCTCTTTCACTCTGTAAAAGAAGATGAATTTAATACTACCTGGGACACTCTTCGTAATATGGTAGGCCTCATGAAAACTGATTATTCAGTAGATGATCTTTCATATGAGGAATTGACAATTAATAAGGTGCTTGTAAGAGAATCATCTTATTGACAAACACCTATATACACTGATAGAATTGACATTGAAGGTTTATTCAAGTTATGGCAAAAGGATTCACTGTAAAAGCAAAAAATCCAATTCCTACAAAATCTGAGGAATGGGACTATGATAAAATTAGAGAACAATTTCGTGGTAAAAGTCTAGTATTCTGCCTTCCTGGTCGTGGATGCTCATTTACTTTTCTAAAGAACTTTGTACAACTTTGTTTTGATCTTGTACAAAACGGTGTGAGTATTCAGATCTCACAAGACTATTCTTCTATGGTTAACTTTGCACGTTGTAAGTGTCTTGGTGCAAATGTTCTCCGTGGTCCAAAGCAAGTACCTTGGGATGGTAAACTTCCTTATGATTACCAACTTTGGATTGACTCGGATATTGTCTTCACTACAGAGAAGTTCTGGCAACTTGCAGCGTTGGCTCTCGGAGATCCTGAAAACGAAGTACCTGAAAAGGAGATTGCTGCTGGTTGGTATTGCACCGAAGATGGACGCACAACCTCAGTAGCTCACTGGTTGGAAGAAGATGACTTCCGCAGTAATGGTGGAGTCATGAATCATGAAACCATTGAGTCCATTGGAAAGCGTCGTAAGCCTTTCACAGTAGACTACACTGGATTTGGTTGGGTCATGATTAAGAAGGGTGTCTTTGAGAACCTTGAGTATCCCTGGTTTGCTCCTAAGATGCAAGTATTTGAATCTGGTGCTGTTCAGGACATGTGTGGAGAGGACGTTTCGTTCTGTCTAGATGCCAAAGAGCAAGGTTATGAGATCTGGTGCGATCCTCGTATCAGAGTTGGTCATGAAAAAACTCGTATTATCTGATATGAATGTCTGAGATCAAAAAATACAATGTTCTCTATGATGGTAGAATCATTCATAGAGAACAAACCTTTGAGGATGCTGCAGATATTATTCAAGAATATGCTGATCAATTCTTTGAAGGTGATAAATCTGTTAATCCGAATCTTATAGAACTGGAGGAAATTTGAAATGGCAAAAGGTGGATCTAACAAAACAGTATTTGAACCTGGAGCACCCAAGAAAACTCGTCAAGGCCGCTCGTCTCGTACACTACTCTCAGCAACGTCTCGTAATGGACGAAAAAAGAGATATCGTGGTCAAGGAAAAGGCTAAAAATTAAATATTCTCAAGAGAGTGCTTAAATAGTAATAAGCACTCTTTTTTTATGACAGAAAAAGAACAACATATTGAAGAATGGATACAGAAAGTTTCTCAAAAGAGAGAAGCATTAAATGGATTTGCAATTTGTCCATATGCATCATCTTCAAAATATAAGATCGTAGAGTGTCCTGTTGACGAAATAATACCAATTGAAGGGTATGAGGTCATTATTTTTATTGTTGAGGATTATCTAACACTTGATACAATTAATTTTTGGGTAGAGTATTATAATAATAGACATCCAGAGTGGAAATTTTTTGAAGATTGTGCATCATATGACACATATATCAATGAGATACAAACAAATAACGGAAGATATAATTTAATTTTAGCTCAACCAAACCAAAAACTCAGATTCTTTAGAGGAAAACTAGCCAAAACTGACTATTATTCTCTTTGGGATGATGATTACTTAAAAGAAATACTTGAAAATGACTATGATTTGATTGAAAAACGGGATAGCAACCCCGTAAAAAGTTCTGATTTTAGTAAATCAGGAGAAAAACCATGCAATCTGACAGAAACAAAGAGTATATGATGCAAATGTGGGGAACTGATAGGTTAACTACAGATTATGGATCATTGCAAAATACGAATATTTCTGAAGAAAAGTCCAAATTCCTTCAAGAAATCATGAGTTTTGATGAAAATCAAAAACATAACTTTGATACACAAAATAATTTACATGAAGTGATCCGAAATGATGAAGATTATGATGATTGGGACTATGGAACTGAGCCATCTTATGGCAAAAAATGGTAATAAATAAGATATAATGTTACTTTTAGCAAATTTTTAGTGTGACAACACCAACTTCAAAATTTATAGATCTATCTCTGACGTTGGTTAATAACCCCACTACAGGAGATATTGCTACGGTAAAAGATATTGATGCTATCAAAACATCATTAAGGAATATTCTTCTGACGAGATTGGGTGAAAGGCCTTTTGAACCTAGGTTTGGTAGTAGAGTATATGATTCATTATTTGAGCAATTAGATTTCATTACACTAGATGCTCTTGCGTCTAGTGTAATTGAAGCGATTACGCTATGGGAACCGAGAGTGTCAATAACTCGTGTTGAACCAGTTGCCAGACCTGATGAGAATGAAGTTGAGGTAATTATAATTTTTAGCGTAATTGGATCTGAGTATGGAGGCCCACAAACATTTTCCCATACATTTGTAATTTCAAGATAATTGTAAGAATCCCGTAAGTACTTTAAAATAAAATGGCTTTAACTCAATTTACAAGTTTAGATTTTGATGAAATTAAGCAATCTATAAAAGATTACTTGCGTGCAAATTCAACATTCACTGATTATGATTTTGAAGGATCAAATCTTTCAATGCTAATTAATGCATTGGCATATAACACATATTTGACATCATATAATGCAAATATGGTTGCTAATGAGTCTTTCCTTGATAGTGCAACACTTAGAGAGAACGTTGTTGCACTAGCAAGAAATATTGGTTATGTTCCCAGATCAAGAAGAGCAGCAAGAGCTACAATTAGTTTTTCTGTAACTTTATCAAGTGAATTGACTTACAATAATTTGACTCTAAAAGCCGGTTTAGTGTGTACTGGTGCGTCGGGGGAAAGAAACTATAAGTTTGTGATACCAGAAGATATTACAGTTCCAGTCGTTGCAAGTGTAGCTAATTTTAGAAACATTGTAGTATATGAAGGAAATTATACTACAAAGAAATGGACTGCAACCGAAGATCAATATAATCAAAGATTTATTTTAGATAATCCATTTGTTGATACCTCTACTATACGTGTAAAAGTTATTGACTCTGCAGAATCAAATAGAGAAGAAACTTATGCACTTGTTGATAATATTGTTGGAGTTGATGCAAACTCAAGAGTTTATTTGATCCAAGAAATTGAAGATGAAAGATATCAACTTTTATTTGGTGATGGTATTATTGGCAAAAAAGTAAACAATAATAATATTATTTCCGCATCGTATGTTGTAACTTCTGGAGAACAGGGAAATGGTGCATCAAATTTTATTTTTAGTGGGATCATATATGGTAATAATATTGAATCAAATCCAGTTACAACCACAATTTCAAATATTGTAACAAATGAAGCATCAAATGGTGGATCGGAGATAGAAGCAGTTTCATCTATAAAATATTATGCACCTAGACTTTATCAAGCTCAGTATAGAGCTGTCTCTGCTAAAGATTTTGAAACTGTAATTCCATATATCTATGATAATGCAGAATCAGTTTCTGCATATGGTGGAGAAGAATTAAATCCACCACAATATGGGAAGGTTTTTATTGCAGTAAAACCAAAAAATTCAAATTATCTTTCAACATTTGCTAAGAGGGAGATACTGAATAAATTAAAGAATTACACTGTCGCTGGAATAGTTACAGAATTTGTTGATCTAAAATATCTTTTTGTTGAAACTAATAGTTCAATTTATTATGCATCAAACTTTGTTGGAAATATTGATGCGTTAAGGACAAGGGTGCTTGATGCCGTTAATGCGTATTCAAAATCAGTTGATATTAACAAATTTGGTGGAAGATTTAAGTATAGTAATTTGACTACTTTAATAGACCAAACTGATCAATCAATTGTTTCAAATATAACAACTGTCAAGATGGTAAGAAATTTGAGAATAAACAAAAACGTTTATACTCAATATGAACTTTGTTATGGAAATCAATTTAATGTAAATGCAAGGGGGTATAATATAAAATCAACAGGATTTACTGTTTCTGGTATACAAGGAACTTTATATTTTACTGATGTACCAGAAACAACAAAGGTGGGAAGACTTATTATTTTTAAAGTTCTAGATAATAACAATATACTTGTAGTTAAGAGGAAGGCAGGAACAATCAATTATATCTCTGGCGAAATTAATATAGATACTATAGCGTTTTCTTCAACAGAAAGGCCTGAAGATATTATTGAAATTGAAGTTGCTCCAGAATCAAATGATGTTATTGGTAAAAATGATTTATATGTACAATATAAACCAGACAAGAGTGTCTTCAATATGGTAATAGATTCTATTGCCAGTGGATCTACTTCTGGAACAACTTATATTCCAACTTCATCCTATCCAAATTCAAATCAATATATTAGAGTAGTATGACAGATAATAACTCAAGGATCTATCAGAGAATACCTTCTATTCTTCCTGAGCATATTTCATCAACATATCAAAATTTTGTTGATTTTTTAAAACAATATTATATCTCTCAAGAGTTTCAGGGTGGTGTTGTAGACATTGTTAAGAATATAAATTCTTATAAAAAATCTGACACATACACAAAAGAAGTTGTTGGTGGTTCTGCAGTATTATCTGAAAGTATTGGATCGCAAGATACTACAATTAGAGTTGATTCTACAAACGGGTGGCCAAAAGAGTATGGTCTCTTAAAAATTGATAACGAAATAATTTACTATACAAATTGCACTGATACAACTTTTGAAGGTTGTGTACGTGGATTTAGTGGTATTGAATCCCTTCATTCTTCAACACAAACAGAAAGATCCAATTTTGCGCAAACAAGAGCAGAATCTCATACTGTTGGATCTTCAGTCACAAATTTAAATTCTCTTGTAGCAAAGGAATTATATAGAAAATTCAAGAATTTATATGCTCCGGGTATTGGTGATAGAGAACTAGATGCTACTTTAGACCAGAAAAATTTCTTAAAGCAAGTTAGAGATTTTTATCAGGCTAAAGGTACTGACGAATCTGTAAAGATTTTATTCAGATCTATATTTGGTGAAGAAGCTGAAGTTGTAAAACCACAAAAATATCTTTTTTCCCCATCCGATTCTGATTATGATGTTGTTGAAAAATTAGTTTGCAGATCTTTAAGTGGCGATCCATTAAAGATTAAGGGGGGTGTGTTAATACAGGAAGATAATCCATCCGACCCTAACATAAATTTGGCAACGGCTTCAATTACTGATGTTGAATCTATAGCATACAATGTAAATTTGTCTGGTCTTAATATAATTAGGGATGGATTTGATAATACAAACGTTCCATATTATTTAATAAGTTTGTCATCTGGTTACAACAGAGATATTAATACAACTGGAACAATTGAAGGAAATTTTGCAATTACTCCAAAAACATTAACCACTCAGTTTCATTCTAGCGGAGATGTTCGCACAATAACTGTAGATTCAACAGTTTCTTTTCCAGAATCTGGGTATTTTTATATTGAAGATCAGTTTGAGTCTGTTAAAATTGGATACGGAACCAAAAATATAAATCAATTTTTGGATTGTTTTTCTCCAGAAGAAAATAGACAGACTCTACCAAGAGATTTTGTTGATGGTTGTATTGTTAGAGGGGATCACACAGTTATTTCCTATGAAGATAATGATGTTACAAAAAAGGTTGAACTTGTAATCACTGGTGTTCTTGGGGACTATGAATCCGGAGGAATTTCAAAATTAACTGGAAGTATAAAATCAGAATCTTTGAACATTAGTGGAACTATTAATGGCAGTGGATATGTTGTTGGCTCAAATACAATTTTCGGAACAGGTGTAATAGGTGGTACTAAAACTGAGTTGGATGGTATTATTGTCACCGGTAAAGTAACTGGAAATATTGAATCAACTAAGATAACGGGCACAATATCAGATACTGGAATAAGTGAATTTGATGGATCTCTTTTTGAAGGAGAGTTTCTAGAGTCGTCATCTTTCCCACAAAATCTATTAGAAAATGATCCTATTCGCATCAAATCAATAGGAAAAATCGTAGATTCAGATAATTACTATTTTTCTTCTTGGATGCATAATGTATCAAATAGGAGTAAAGTTGAAACTATTGATACATCCGTTCAAAATTCTGTAAAACTTACTACTTTTGATGATCATCAACTTAGATTAAGTGATAGAGTTGAGCTTATTGATATAGTTACCAATTCTATATTTGCCGAAGGAACAGTTACTTTTATAAACAATGAGAAAACCGTAACTGTTGATATGCCATCAAATGGGATTGATAATGAACGGGAATGGGATATTAGAAGAAAAATTCTATTTGGATTTACTAATAGAACAGAGCATAGTAGATCAGATTTAAATACTCTTGTTGCAAATGTTCAAAATACTTATACAGATAATAATAATTTAGTTTATGTTGCATCAGAATCAATTCCGGCATACGAAATTACTACGGGAAAAAATATTAGAAAATTTCCATCAATAAATGTTTCAAATGATAGAATAAAAATTCCCGATCATGGATTTTTTAGTGGTGATAAGGTTTTTTATACACCATCTGATAATTCAGAACCACTTTCAATAGCGGGACTTTCTGCAGAATTTGATGTATCTTTTCCACCAATAGCTGGAATTAGCACTGGATTTTATTATATAATTCGTTATGATGATAATACTATTGGATTATCTCTTACAAGAAATGGCGTTAGATTTGATAATTATGTTTCTATATCGGGAAATAATAGCGCATCACAAATACATGAGTTAATTCCCGCATCTTATGCTGGCAAATCAATAAAAGGTCAAAAACTTTTAAAAGCAATACCAATAATAAAAGAGACTCCATCAGAAACTCAATATACTGAGCATGGTGCTATTGGCATGTTTGTCAATGGTATTGAGATATTCAACTACAAGTCACCTCAAAGAGTTCATTATGGAAAAATAACTTCAATTGATGTTTTAAATGGTGGTGAAAATTATGATGTTATCAATCTTCCATCCGTTTTAATTGAGGATGATAGAGGAGTTGATGCTGAAGCTAGACCTTCAATTAATGGAAAAGTTGTCGGGGTTAAGGTAACAGATACTGGTTTTGATATTATTGGTGAACCAAAAATAACTTTATCTGGCGGAAATGGAAATGGTTGTATTTTAAGGGCAAAACTTAACAAAGTATCCCATGAAGTATTCTTTGATGCTAGTCCAACGGGATATGTTTCTTTAGGATCTACTATTAGTATTATAAACACCGTAAATAACACAATTAGAATTGAAAATAATCACAAATTTAGACTCGGAGATAAAGTAACTTATAACTCTTACAATAATACTCCAATTAGAATTTCTTCCGGTGTCTCAACACAACTATCATCAAATTCTTTTTACTATGTTTTTCCAGTTTCTCCAACAGAATTTTCACTTCACGAAAAGGAAGAAGATGCCATCAATGGATTGAACGCAATTGACATTGTTGGTTTTGGTACAGGAAGACAATCGTTTAAGTCTGCATATGCAAAACAGGTAATATCTGATATTATTGTGGTAAATTCTGGAGAAAATTATGGAAATAAGGAGAGAGTAATTAATTCATCAAATACGGTCGGTATTAATACAGTTGATAATTTATTCAATATTATTAATCATGATTATAAGAACGGAGATGTTGTTGTTTATAGGGCAGGTCTAGGTTCTACAGCTTCCATTGGTGGATTGGTACATAAT